AATGCATCAGCAGTAGCACAAGTAACTAAAATAACTGTGGCTAGTACCCCTTTAAGTGGTGTAGGTCACATATTTGCTGATAATGTAACCAATGGTTCAGATAGCACTAGCGATGATGTTAGAATACCTGGTTCAGGTACTATGGCTAATAATAAAGCTACTGTAGCAGGTGCTATCAAAACTGTTCTTGAAGCAAATGGTTATACTTGTAGTTCTGTTGTAGATGGAGTTTTAACAGCTACTAATGGTGCTACAGGTTATGTTCCAACATTATCTTTTAAAGATGGTGATGTAACTATAGACCAAGGTGTTTATCAATGTTTATCAGGTTTAAAATCATTTGAAATGACTACAGAGGCATTACAAGATTTTGAAGCAAATTTAGATTTCCAAAATTTCTATGAAGATTTAGAAAATGGAACTAAAGTTACTTTAAGATTTTCTGAAAGATTAACAGGAGGAAGTGATAAGTATTATCAAGGAGAAGCCTTTATAAGTAGTCTTTCTATGGATGCAGGTGTAGAAGAGAATGTAACTTACTCTGTAACATTTACAGGTACTGCTTCAGCAACAGAAGGTACACATTAATTTAACTAATAAATAAAAAAATGAAAAAGGTAGAATTAGGTGGTCAAGAACGACCAATTAGATTTAGTTACTTAGCACTAAAAGACATTTGTAATAAATGTGGATTAAAGTTAAGTGAAATGAATCAATTAGGAACTGAGATAGACCACATTGGGATTATCACTTATTATGGATTAAAATATGGTGCTAAGAAAATTGGCGAACCATTTAAGTTTAAAGTAAGTGATATTGAAAATTGGCTAGATAATGAAGATTTCAATAAAATGGGAGAAATCTTTGAGGCATTTCAACTAGACCAACCTCAAAACGAGGGAAAGTAGTTGAGGGAAAGGAAGTCGATGAAGAGTCAGGTGATATTAATTGGGATAAACTTGAACAAATAGGTTTAGGTAGAATGGGGATGAGTTATGATGAACTTTATGACTCAACCCCACGAACCTTTAACAACAAGTTGATTGGTTTTAACAATTACCAGGAACAATTAATGCAAGATAGATGGGAGCAAACTAGAGTAATAGCACACTCCACTCTATCACCTCACTCTAAAAAAAGAATAAAGCCTAAAGAGATATTGCCTTTCCCTTGGGATAATAAGAAAAAATCTCAAATAAAACTAGCCTCAAAAGAACATATACAATCTGTGATAGATAAATACAATAAAAAAAAATTAAATAAAATATAATGGGTGGTATTAAAACTATCTCGATAATTGTAGCTGCTAATATTAAAGGATTAGAGGCTAGTTTAGGAAAGGCTAACAAATCAATTACATCGTTTGCTTCTAATGCTGCAAGAGTAGGTTCAGCCCTTACATTTGGTATTACAGCACCTTTAGCTGCTTTAGGTAAATCAGCCTTAGATACATTTGTAGCTTTTGAGGAAGGTATGACTAAGGTTCGTGCTGTTACAGGTGCTACAACTAGAGAGTTTAAAATGCTTACCGATAACGCTAGAGAGTTAGGTAAGTCCACAAGATTTACAGCACAACAATTTGCTGAACTTCAATTAGTATTAGGTAGAAAAGGGTTTGACCCTAAAGCTATTGTCGATATGACAGGAGCAATATCTAAACTATCTATTGCAACAGGTGAAGATTTAGCTTTAGCAGCCGATGTAGTTGCAAGTTCAATAAATGCTTTCAACTTAGAAAGTACAGAATCAGAAAGAATAGCAAACACTTTAGCAAGTGCTGCTGCCAATTCATCAATCCAACTTAACACATTTGCAACAGCTTTTGGTCACGCAGGGGCATCTGCTCACTCAGTAGGTGTAGATATAGAGGAACTTTCTGCGATGATGGGTGTTTTGATGGATAATGGTATCAAGGCAAGTAAAGCAGGTACAGGACTTCGTAAAGTATTTAGTAAATTAAATGAAGAGGGTATACCATTTAGAGAAACACTAAATAACTTAGCTAATGGTACAATGACCCTTAATGATGCTACTAAATTAGTAGGTGAAACAGGGGCAACTCAACTTCTTATTCTATCTAGTCAAATGGGTAAGGTTAATGATTTAACCGAATCGTATAAGACTAATACAGGCGAGTTAGATAGAATGACTCAAATGATGCAAGCAACATCAAAAGAGAAAATTGCCTTAATGAGTTCTGCTATTAATGAGATGAAACTCGAAATGGGTGCTTTGTTAGCAGAGGCACTATTACCATTAATAGAAAAGATTACAGAGTTAGCAAGTGAGTTTAGTGAGTTGGATAAAGGAACTAAAGAATTAATAATTCAAATAGGTACATTTGCTGCACTTATTGGTCCATTGGCTATGTCAGTAAGTTTACTATCAACTGCACTTATTCCTATAAAAGGTATATTTGGGTTTTTAGCAAAAACAGTAGGACCTATAGTTGTTCCTGCTGTAATTAGTTTTACAACAGCTTTAATTAGATTAACTAAAGCAGGTTGGGTAGCAAATGGTTTTATAGGTGCTATGACAGGTGCTATTAGAGCCTTAACATTAGCTATGATAGCAAACCCTATTACAGCAGTTGTAGTCGGAGTTCTTGCACTAGGTTCAGCAATATACGCTTTTACTAGAGATACTGAAGATGCTACAGTAGCTAATGATGATTTTAATGAAAGTTTAAGAGAATCAGTTGCACTAACAGAGGACCAAGCAAAAGCCTTAAATAATGTTCAATTTCCATTTTTACCTGGACAAGAACCATCTAATATACCTAAAAAACGAAAAAAACGAAAAAAAGAAGGTAAAGGATTCGACATATTTGGTAAAGAAGAAACTCCATTTTTAATTCCTGAAGATTTAATAAATTTAGATTCTGCTTTAGAAGATATAGATGAATTAAATGACAAATTAGAATATGACCCAGGAGATGAAGGTTTAATTGCTCGTTTAACTAGAATAAGGGAGCAAACATCAAGAATAAAAGCTATGTCACAAGAAATGGCTGTAGCTTTTGCTGATTCTGTAGGTTCTATGATGGCTAATGGGTCAAATTTTGCAGATAGTTTATCAGAATCTTTTAAATCTTTAGCTAGAAGTATCGTAGGACTAATTGTTAAAGCACTTATTTTAGCAGCACTAATATCTGTTATTTTCCCTGGTCGAGCAGCAGCAGGAGCAAGTTTTATAGGTAATTTTAAAAACATAGCTTCAGGTGGTGCAGCGTTTGGAGGGTCGTTTGCTAATGGAGGTAGACCTCCTCTAGGTAAAGCAAGTTTAGTTGGGGAACAAGGACCTGAATTATTTGTTCCTGACCAAGCAGGTACTGTTATACCAAACCACGCTTTAGGTGGAGGTACTGTCATACCTGATGTTAAGATAACAGGTGATGATTTATTAATTGTATTTGATAGAGCAAGTAGAAGAAAAAGTAGAAGATAATTATGGCAAACTATGGGCAATTTAAACACGCTTCAATAAAAGGTGAAAAAGGTACTGATTGGCTTATACATATATTTAAAAAAGATTATGCTAATTTAGTTGATGATTATACATTTTTAGATGCAAGTGGAGGTGATTGGAATCTACCTTCTAATGCTTCTTTTGATTCAGGTGGTGGTCTTAATATAACATCATCAGGTTCATCAGGTATTATATCTCAAGATTTAGGTGCTGCTTTAGTAGATGGTAAAACTTATTATGTAACAGTAAAAGTATCTAGCTATTCAGGCTCAAGTGCTATAACACCAAGTATAGGAGGTGCAGGAGGAAGTAGTATAACTTCAAATGGTATTCATCAACAAACAATAGTAGCAGGTTCTGCTGATAATAATCTTGCTATAGTAGTAGGTGCTTTATTTGCAGGTAAAATAGATTATGTGATAATTTCTGCTGATTCTACTTGGGCAGGTTCAAGTGAGATGACATTATCAGGTGAAGGATTTCAAATTACTTGGAATGGTCAAGGTGGTACTAGAGATAGAGTTTTTTTAGGGTCAGAATGTGTTTTAAGTTTTTTTGTAGAAAACCAAACTGATGAAGATTGGTTATATAATGATGTTTTTATTAAAGGGGATAAGTATCATTTTATAAGAATTTATAAAAACTCAGTAACAAATGATAACCTTTGGTGGTTTGGTTATTTTCAACCTGCTTTTGATAAATTTGAAAATACTCCATTTCCTTATGTAACTCAATTAACTGCTACAGATTCTTATGGTTTTTATTCTAAATTAAAAAAATCATCATTTGCTTCAGAAGCTAGTAAAAACACTCCACATAAAATAAAAACTATATTATTAAATATAGGGTCTAAAATGAGTTTAGCAAATACAAGTACAGATGATGATACACCTGTTCCTGTATTAAGAAATTGGTTAAGAACATCAATAGATTGGTGGCGACCTGAAGATACTTATCAATCATCAGACCCTTTTAATTTATATAAAGCAAGTAAAGGTGCTTTTGCTCCTAGAACAGAATTTGATGAAAATGACAATATAACCAATTTAGATGAGGCTTTAAAATATAAAGATTCAGAAGTGTTTGATGGATGTTTAAAAACTTTTAATACTGTAGGTTTTTTAGCTGAAGGGTATTATTATTTTATTCAGCCAAATAGTTTAGCAAATAACACTACTGCTACATTAAAAACTTGGCAATATAGAGATGAATCTATAGGAGGTGTAGATGTTGGAAACATTACTCCATTATTAACTATAGACCAATCAAATAATGTTATTTTAGGTGGGAGTAATTTAATTTATGAACCATCTCTTGAAAGTGTAACTACAAATTATACTTTAGGAGATTCAACATTTTTTATATCTCCAGGTGCTGATTTAACTACATCATTTGTTGCAGGAGGTATTCAAGTAGCAACAAACACAGATGATTATTTTACTTTAGATTTTCACGCAATACACAGAGAAACAATTACTACTTCTGATTTTTCATTTTCAACTTTTAATCCTACACCATCAATAAATGTACCTGCTACAGTAAGAAATTCATCTTTTTTAACCACAGCAACATTAATTATATCTATTACAGATGGTTCTACTACAAAGTATTTACAACCTTCACCAAGTCCAATATCATCTACTAGTAATAATTTAATTTGGACTACTAGTGGTTCACCTTTAAGTATTACAATAAAAAGGGGTTATAATGCGTATGGAGGTTTATCTTCTGTTTATGCTATTGGCGATGTATCAAATTATATTGTTGAAAGTGGAGGTTTAATACAAGATGATTCGTTTGGTCCTTGTTCAAGAAATATATATCCAAACGACAGTACACCAAATTATAAATTTAGAACTGATATATATTTTAGTGCTAATGTAGATGCACCTGGAATACAAGGTAATGTATCAGTTCAAGTAACTGCTGTAAATGATTATTCTCAAGTTTATGAATCAGGGTCAGCACCTTTTTATACTTTAGACACTTATAGTATAAACGCTTTAAATGATCCTACACCAACATCAACATCAACAACTTGTGGAAATATATCTCTTTATTTTTCAGGTAATAGTGAATATGCTGATACTGCTAGTGAATATGAATATTCTGCAAATCAAACACAAATTCCTTCAAATGAATCTATTAGTTTGGGTAAAATTAAGTTGGGTTCATCAAATCTTAATGAATTATACTCTATACAATATGTAAATTCTTCAGGTGTTAATACTCCTGCTATGTTATTTCAAAGAGGTAATCCAACCCCTGATGATGGTAAAAACATAACTCAATTATTAGTAAATGAATTTTTATCACTACAAATAGAGCCTTTAGAAATTTTACAAGCTGACATACAATCAGCAGATATTTCACCACTTAAATTAATTAAATATTCTATAAACAATAATAGTTCTTATAAATATTATGTTTTTATGGGTGGTACATTTTCTGCTCAAAGTGAAATAATGAGGGGTGAATGGTATAAAGTAAATTCACAAATTGATTATGTTACAGAGCCTGAACCTACACCTACCGAAATATTTGCAGGAAAAAATGTTATTGCAAACAATAATATTTATAATGAAATACCTTTTTCTACAAATCAAACTATAATACAAAAATTATTAGATGAATCTTATGGTGTTCTAAATGCAGATTTAACCACATCATCTAGTACAAATAAATTAGTATTATCATCTAATAGTAAAGGTAAAATTTATGACAATCAAAAAATAAGAATTTCTTTTCCTGATGGTTCAAACTCAACTATATTAATTTCTGATGGAGATAATTTAACATCTTCAAGCCAAATAAATATAGATTCTTTTACTCCTAGAATGATATACCCATCAGGAAGTATTGTTACTCCTTTAACTTACGATTTAACCAATGTAATTACAGGTGGAGGAAGCACATCACCTGCTGGTTCAGACACACAAGTACAATTTAATAATAGTGGAAGTTTTGGAGCAAGTGCAGAGCTAACTTGGGATGGTACAAGCTTAACCTCAACAAGATTAGTAGCAGATGATACAGATGAAAGCCCTACAGCTATTATTCAATTAATGGATGGAACTGGGAATGGTATTGCTCAACTAGCTAGAATTGGAAGTGGGGCTAATGCTCATAGAGGGCAGTTAATATTAAGAGATAGTGCTACTGCTAAAGTACAAATTAAAGCCTCAGGAAGTTCCTATATAAATTCATCTAGTGCAAAGCTAGGAATAGGAAATAGCTCTCCCACAGCAGAGTTAGATGTTACAGGAGATGTTGTTATTTCAGGGTCTTTAACTGCTGACTCTATAGTTTATACTGAGGTAAGAATATTACCTAGTGATTTTATAGCTGATGATGTAGGTAGACCTTTAATGATAGATGATTCAACAGGTGATAGATGGCTTAAATCTCATAGTACTGCTAAAATGTATGCTTCAGTTCAAATTCCTAAAGGTAGAACAGCAACACAATTAATTATATATGGTAGTGGTACATCTGCTGTTACAGTTTATGAAGCTACAATTGATTCTGATACTGTTACAAGTAAAGGAACAGGTAACATAGGTAGTGTGGTTAATTTTACAGATGTTACTCATAGTAGTGGAAATTATTTATTAATAGAATTAGCCCAAACATCTACAGAGAAAGTATATGGTGGTAAAGTAACAATAACATAATATGGCACTAGCAAATAAAGAATCAGGAAGAATACATAATAAATCAGGTAGAGATTTAACTAAGATGAGGGATAGTTATACTAATGATAAGCATATAGATTTAACTAGCTTTGAGCCTGAAGCAGCATTATTACATCAACTTCAATTAATGCAAAACGATATAGACGAATTAAGAAGGTATATACAAAGTAATGAAATTGCAACAGAAATAGATGCAAGTAATTTACCAACATCAAAACCTAGAACTAGAGGATTATTATATAACGATAGGGGTACAGTAAAGGTATCGTAATTAAAAGAGGGAGATTTAGTTGTCTTTTTTCGCTACCTTTTCGATAACTATGTCTACCCTCTTATTTTAAAAAAATAAAATGGAACTAACAATAGGAGTATTTGAATTAATAATATCTGTAGTAGTTGTTTTATCTTCTGCTGTAGGTGTTTGGGTAAACTTAAACAATCAGTTTACAAAATTAGATTCTAGAGTGTATCATTTAGAGCAATCTGATGTAGAATTAAAAACAATTTTAGCAGACATATCGGCTAAATTACATCACATAGAATTGTTATTAGCATCAAATCATATTAAAGAAAAGTAATAATGTATGAGGTTAAGCGAAAATTTTACTCTAAGAGAAATTACTCGAAGCAATACAGCTAAAAGATTAGGTATTAAAAATGAACCAACCAAAGAACATCTTAAAAACATCCAATCGCTTGTTACGAATGTTTTGCAACCTCTTAGGTTTGGTGTTGGTTCTGTCAGGATTAGTAGTGGTTATAGGAACTCACAACTTAATCGTGCTATTGGAGGGAGTTCTAAAAGTCAGCATTGTAAAGGTCAAGCGGCTGATATACAGTATTTCCAAGAGGGTCAAATGAACAATAAGATTATCTATGATTGGATAATAGATAACGCTATAGATTTTGACCAAATGATTAACGAGTTTGATTTCTCTTGGATTCACATATCTTTTAAATCTAAAGGTAACAGAAGAGAAGTTTTAGAAGCATACAAAGACGATAAAGGAAGAACTAAATATAGACACGCTGACGATATAATTACGCTATGATAAAAAATATACTTAAAAGTTTAGTAGGTCAAGCATCTACAATAATAGACGATGTTGTTACAACAGATGAAGAACGATTAAAATTAAAAAATGAGTTTAAAAAGGTTATACAAGAACACGAAAAAGAAATGTTTGCTCTTGAAGTTCAAGATAGAGGAAGTGCTAGAAGAATGTTTATGGATGATAGTTTTATACAAAAAATATTGGCAATTATCTTTACTTGTGCTTATTTCTTTTTATCTTATACGATGTTCAGATTCTTTGTGTTAAATACATTAGAATTATCGGATTATGAAATAGGTTTTGTTAGTAGTGTTTTTGGTGCTATGTCTAGTAAAGTTAATACTATTATAGATTTCTTTTTTGGTGGTTCATCTAAGCAAGATAAATAATAATATATATGCCTTTTTTTCCCAAGGGTCGAGATAAGAAAAATAATAAATCCTGGGGAGGCGATACATCTTTTTACAAAACCTCTGCTTGGAGAAAGTTGAGGTTAGTTGTTTTT